TGCTAAGAGTATGCTTAAACAGTTCTTAGGTAAAAATGATAAAGAAGCAAAAGCCTTGGGCTATGACCAAGCAATAAAAGCTGCCGCAGATAAAGTCATTGAGATATTAAAGCAAGATCAACAAAGTGTGGCGGAGAATTATCACAGTGATTTAATGAAGCAGACCTATGCAAAATTCTTCAAACCTGCTCCTCCTAAAACAGTATTAGCAGTAAAGAAGTTTTTATCTGATGTAATAATATCATTGGGAACTGCTCAAGATAATGATTATAACGACAACGACGAAGAAATAAGTTGGGGACAAGATCTTTCTGACGTTAGAGAAGCGTATGGTAAACTACGCAGTAACACTTCTCCAAATTGGTTTGATATTGCAGATGCAGTTCTTAGTTACGATACAGAATTTAGAGAAAGTATGCTAGAGTGGGCAGAAGAAGAGTTAGGTAGTAAATTAGTTGATTTTTTATGGGATGAAGTATGGGAAGCCAAACATAAGATTTCAAAATCCGATGGGTCATACAACATAGATGTAGATTCAGGTCAAGAAGTAACACCACACAAATCTTACGATCCAGAAAAAGATCCGCCTAAGACACCACGCAACATTGAATGGAAAGTAATGATCAACGGTGAGCAAAAGATAAAGTTTGGCGGGGTAAGTAATAATCAAGAAGCGGCCATGAAGGTTGCCACAAACTGGGCTCGCAATCATGGCTACGAACGCGAAGTACAAGCAGGCAAAATCAAAGTTGTGCAAGTCCAGCAAGGTGTGGCGGAAGCTGGATCACCAGCACAACAGGCTGCTATTGCCATTGCTATGAAGAAAGCAGGCAAGAAGCCAAAGAGCGAAGCAATGTTACCTAAGAGTGCGTTCGCCGGCAGTGATAAAAACAAACTAGGATCAGCAGGACAGTTAAAAGGTTCTATGAAACGTCCAGCAAGAGCAGGTGACTTAGTCGGAGAAGACCGTTGTGTGCCAATTAGCGAAAATGTTGAAAACATCATGGACGCACTAATTAACAAGATTATTACCAATGAAGCAATACAGAATAAGCACCGCTGATCTAGTACAAGAAAGCGATGAAGATTGCTATCTTGCTCCAGACGACCCTTTACACGAATTAAAGGCGGCGGCGGCCTTAGGCGGACTAGGTAGTGCCGAGCGACTAGCTGACTACAACGCAAAGTTAAAAAAGCCTGTAGTAGGCAGTAACAAGGGACAGATACAACGCGAACAAGGAATTAAACCAGGTACAGACGCTTGGTTTAAACTTTGGTTTGGCAGAAATAATAAATAAGACATCATGGAACAACTACAACAAATTGCTAAAATTGCATTCGCTAGTGAATTTAGTTTTGCACTAAAAGCACAGAACTTCCACTGGAATGTAGAAGGCAGCGACTTCTTAGAATATCATCAACTATTTGATATTATCTATACTGAAGTATACGGAAGCATTGACAACTTTGCTGAAAACATTCGCAAAATAGAAACATATACTCCTGCTAGTTTAAGCCGTTTCAATATGTTAAGCAAAGTAGAAGACGAAACACAAATCCTTATGCCTGCTGACATGTTAAAAGAATTATTAATGGACAATGAAAAAATGATCATTATCCTAAAGAAAACATACGATGCTTCAGAAGCTGCAGGTAAACACGGCTTTAGCAACTTCCTAGCAGAACGCATGGACGCACATGAGAAACATGGTTGGTTCTTACGTGCTAGCCTAAAGAGCAGTTAATATGAGAGCGCAAGAATTTATTGTTGAAAGAAAGACTGGAAAGATCACTAAACGTGCTCAACAATCTAGTCGAGGTATTAATACCTACGGTGACGAAGAGCACGTTAGTGGAGACTACGTATCGTTTAAACTAGGACAGGCAATGGCCATGGCTGACGGTTCAGGTAAGCCATTAGACATAGATGCTAAAAGCTGGTATGGTAAGCAAAAAACTACTCAGCCATATACAGAAATTGAACAGGCAATGTTTAAACAGGCAGCAAAAGCTGTAGGTGCTAGTGCTGTAGACGTTAACAACGGTGATATGAAGAGTCGAGAATTAGACAGTACAAATACTGTTAGTCCTGTAGCAAATTGGATGAAAAAATGAAACACGAATTTACAATTAAAAAAGGCAAAGGCATAACTGTTTATAGTCTAGGCGAATCCGATAGTGGTGTTACAACCTCATCCTCAGTAGGAAGTGGATCAGTTGTAAGTTCGTTAGGCGGAATGCAGCGTAGGCCCGAAGATTCAATCTTTGCTCAAGAATCTAAAAAAGATGAGACATCAAAGCCTCGTAACTTTGTTGCCAAGAACGCTAAGATGGGCGGAGCTGGTAAGATGAAGGATAAGAGCAAGACTCTTCCTCGTCATGAAAAACATAAGAAGCCAGTGGCGGAAGGCGAGCGCACAATGAGCCGTGCTGCCAAGGGTCATGAGAAGTACGGCAAGGCAGGAATGGCAGCATTGGCCAAAGCAGGTCGTGATGGTGCCGGAGAAGAAAAACTAGATAAGATCCGTGATAAGCATGACAAGTATAATGAAGGCTTCAACGGTGAGTATGATGACGAAGCAGGCATGGCGCAGAGCAACCTAATTACTTCAGCAAGAGCAGTTATAGGATTGCTAAAGACCATTGACGATAGAGATAACTTGCCAGAGTGGGCTCAAGAAAAGATTGCCAAGGCAGAAATGATGTTAGTAGGTGTTTGGGATTATCTACAAAGTCAAAAAGCACAAGGTATTAATCCACAACAAGATATGGAAGAAGGCCTGGGCAAAATGCGTGGTAACCCAGGTGCCTACGATGCCGATGTAAGAGCAAGTCAGCAAGGATTTAAACGTCCTAGCAATCATAGAGATCCAGAAGGCGAAGATGATCCTAGAGAAACTATGATGTGGAATCTTACTATCAACGGTGAGCCATTAAATCCTCGACCAATTATGGGGCGTAGCAACTTAATCAAATTTGGTAAACAACAAGCGGCCGCTGGAGTAGATCTTTCCAATGCTATGATATCTCCAGTTAGTAATTTAAAAGAACGCACAGAAGTAAAAGATAAATCAGGCAAGGTTGTAAGTTGGAAAGATGAAACTCCTTGGCGCAAAGCTGAAAAGAATAAACAGGGCCAACCTAAAGATCCACGTGGTACAGTTACTAATCTAAGCGCCAAGGCTCGTAGAGAAACTGAAAAGAATGTAGAGGAAGATGATTCTGCTCTACAGGCATTCTTATCTAAAGGTGGCAAGGTTGATAAGTTACCTTACAAAGAGCCAAAAACTAAAGACAAGGCAAACTGGGGTAGCAAACACATTGGTACAGGCAAGGGCGGCAAAGCTCAAAACGTCAGTGGCAAAGGTGCTAATACTAGAACAGGTAACAAGCCTGTTGTTAGCGTAGAAGATGCTTACATGATGGAACTTGCTAGTATGGTAGCAGAAAAACTAAATCCAAGTGATCCAACTGATGTTTGGGTACAGGATTTCCAGAAAGCTGATCCTAACAAGTATCATCAATTCAAAAAGAAAACTCCTGCTAAGAAAGCACAAATGGCTGTAGCGGCACATTATGCTGCCAACGAGCCAAGCAAGAAAAAATAAACACACACTCAAAATGTGATATATAATAATATGATCGCATGGGTGTTTGATGTTGACTCGTTATTACACGGGGACAACGATTCTAATCAATGGTTTTTAAATTGGGCAACTGACAAGTCTATATATCTGTTAACAGATAAGGATAGAGCAGAGGTTGCCCAAGTCTTACCTTTCGAAATTCACACATTACCTAAAATTTGTTTTTATTGTATGGGCAATACAATAATCAGCTATGACGAAATAACTAACATAAATCATTTTAAACTCACCGAAGAAGAACATAACTGGCTTTCAAATCTAGGACCTGTAACTGTTAAAGATGGCTGTGTTTCTGTAAAATATGAAGCTGTGTCCTTAGACACTATCACAGAGTTTAATAATAAGTTTAATAGATTAGAAGCGTTTATTAATGATAAAACTATGGTTGTAGTACGAAGAGGTGCTCATTCTAAAATAACCTTTACGTTGATACAACAATTACCCAATGTAGATTTAATCACATTTATAGGAAGTAAATTTGACGAAGGTGAAATTTTTAAACATTTCGTTGATACTAATATAGTATATCAAGGTCATGTGATAAAATCTACAAGTTTAATAGAAACTAAAAAACAGTTGGAGAAATTATGAGATTAGTCGGATGCGGAGATAGTTGGTGTTACGGAGACGAATTACACGACCCTGTGATAAGTCCTAACTTTGTATTTGGTAAAGAAAGTTTAAATCTTATACCAGGCAATATAAAATATAGGGTTGAAAATAGATATCTAAATTTATTTGGAAATAAAATAGGTGCTGATGAAATTGTTTGCCTAGCATTTAGATCAAGTAGCAATGATGCTATTGTACGAACACTGATAGATTGGTTAGTCAATGAAGGATATGCCACAGGTAGAGATACTTCTGAATTGTTTATTAGTATAGGTTGGACTAGCCCGGAACGTACAGAATTTTTTTATAAAGAACGTTGGGGACAGGATAACTGGTTTCCATTTGGTTACTGGAGTAACGCACACCCAGATCGAGATCCTAAACTAGGCGAATTTGAAAAACTGTATTTTGAACTTTTCTGGCATGCCGGTGAATATATGAATAGATGGATACGACAACTGTGGCAAACAGAAATGTTGTTAAAAAGTCTTAATATCAAGTATGTAATGCATCAGGCATTTTATCACCACCATCATCAAATGATTAGATCATGGAACGATAAAAAATATATAGATAATACTAAAGATATTATTATTCCTTCTGACAAAACAATTTGGTCGTTGATAGATCCTGTGCGATTTATGCACAAGGACAATGACATGATTGGCACATTTCATCATTACATCATAGAACAAGTAGATGGTGATAAGAAAAGTGTGTTTGCCGAATGGCACCCTAATAGCTTAGGACACAAGATATGGGCAGATCATATGTACGAATACTGCACAACTAACAACTTACTATGAATAGAATAGCTGTAATATTACGGGGAGACCTTAGAACTTGGAATTATGCCAAACCGGCAATATTTGCGTTTTGGGAATCCATTGCCGACAATGTTGACTACTATTTTGCTACGTGGCGTACACCAACACTAGATATAACATCACTACGTAAAGATTTTGAAAATAAAAATCTAATAGCATTAATTACATTAGATCCCGGACCTATTGACAATCCATATAGTGGATGGACTGGGCCATCGACATTATGTCATCATGTGGTGCCTTATAAGCGCATGAGAGAGAAAACAGTTACATATGATGCTGTATTCGAAACACGCCCAGATGTAATATATACGTTGTTAGATGGTAAGAAGCCGATCGCCCCGGACCATAACACATTGTTTTCATCTAACTTAGTTTTACTTGACGATAAAAATCGTATAGGAGTAGGAGATTTTTTCTTTGCTATGTCTAGCAATGTGTTTGACATATTAAGTCAACGATTTGCAATGACTACTACAGAAACTGGAACACACTATGACATACGAAAGATCTGTGATTCAGAAGGAATAGATGTATGCTGTTTAGATTGGGTCGAAGCACAAATTGTTAGACCTAATGGAATAAATGATGTTAAAAATCCTTTTGATTATTTCACAGCATGTCATGTAGAAGGTGAAAATGATTGGGCACATATTCAACAAAGATGGAATAAAATGTCTAGGGCGGATAAAATAAAATGCTTACAAGAACATAATATAGCTGTTACAGATTATTTAAAAACACAGATTGATCCGGTGGGTAAACCTTATAAACGCATAGCAGTAGTTTTACGTGGTCATATGAGAACATGGCGTTATACAAAGGATGTAATATTTGATTTCTTTGAATCAATAGCAGATAATGTTGATTATTATCTAGCAACGTGGATGTTGCCTAGTATGGAAGAAGATCCTATAATTATAGATGATATACATAAATCATTTATAAAAAGAAATTTAATACGAGCAGAATTTGTATCACCTAACACTCCGTATTATCAAGGTACTTCACTTACTTCAGCTTGGCTAACATATAAATTACTCCCATATAAACAGGAGCGAGAAAAGTCCGTAAAATACGATGTAGTATTTGAAACAAGACCAGACGTTGTTTTTAGAAAATTCTCACCAAATAAAAATATAGATTACACTATTGATAACAATACATTGTACACTGTACTTCCATCGCCTAGAGAAGTTGAGCCAGGAGTGTTTAAACTTTTCTTAGAAGATTACTTCTTAGTGTCAGACAGTAAAACATTTGATCTATTAACAACAAGATACACACATCCTACGGTCTATCGTAACACTCAAATTTCTTTGGGAGTTGCTGCCGAATCAAAAGGAATAACCTTAAAAAAACTTGACTGGGTTCAAACTGCGATTGTTCGTCCAAGTTTAATGGACAGCGGAATCCCTTCTGGTAAAATACTAGAACCAGAATGGGATGCGTCTAACAGAAATGGTCCGGAATGGGCAAGCTACACCAACGAAGAAAAAATACGGATCAGTAACAAGCACAGAATAGATTTGGAAGATTACAAATGTTCCGGCAGTGGCGAATTTAAAATTACTTGACTTATACATTTAGACTGTATATACTAGTGTAATTAAGGAGATTTATCATGGGCAAAGCATTTGGCGCACCAGAACAAGCAAAGATCAAACAGATTGTTGCAGAAGGCATGACTGTTATGCAGGAAATTCAAGACCTTACAGAAGGGTTGAATGAAACAATCAAAGCTGTAGCAGAAGAACTAGAAGTTAAACCTAGCGTTATCAAGAAAGCAATTAGGATCGCACAAAAGGACACATGGGATCAAGTGTTCCGTGAGTTTGACGATCTTGAAACTATTGTCGATATTAGTGGTCATAGTTTTAAACGTGAAGACTAATGGATCAAATTACCAATACGTTTGTAAATGTCTATAATTGGGCAAGAGGCGACTACAAAGAGTGGCCTACTCGCTTTGTCTTAGAAATTACAGCGTGGGTTATGAGCTTAGGTTGCTCATTAGTACTAGCGGCAGGTGCTACAGATCCATTATTCTTTTATCTGTATCCAATTTTTATCATTCAATGTGCTATCTTTGGATGGGCGTCTTGGACACGTAAGAGTACAGGTATGGTAGCAAATTATCTACTGTTGGTCACTATTGACCTCGTTGGCTACATTAGGCTAATAAATAGTTAAGAGAAAGGTTTGATCAGCCATAAATGATCATAGAGAAGGCTGCCGGCCATAAGCGGTATAAGGAAAATTTAATGAGTTATGTAGATGCTCGGTGGGACCGAGAAAAGGACATTGTTCAGGTTATTGAACGTGATCCAAAAAAAGGCAGAATCTATCAAGAGTACGCTGCCAAGTACATGTTCTATTACCCAGACCAAAGGGGTAAGTTTAAATCCATTTACGGAGATAGCCTAAGTAAAGTTACAGCACGTAACTGGAAAGAGTTTATCAAAGAACAAAAAATCCACAGCAGTCACAAGTTATTCGAAAGTGACATCAATCCAGTATTCCGTTGTTTGGAAGAAAACTATCTAGGCAAAGACGCTCCAAAACTAAATGTAGCGTTCTGGGATATTGAGGTGGACTTTGATCCAGAGAGAGGTTACGCAAGTCCCGATGATGCGTTCATGCCAATTACTGCGATCGCTGTTCACTTACAATGGTTAGATACATTGGTCTGTCTTGCTGTGCCTCCAAAGACACTGACAATGGAGCAGGCGCAAGAACAAATTAAAGAATTTCCTAACACTATTTTGTTTGAAACAGAATACGAAATGTTAGAAACGTTCTTAGATCTTATTCAAGACGCAGACATCCTAAGTGGGTGGAACAGTGAAGGCTTTGATATGCCATATACTGTTAATCGCATTATTAAAACCCTAAGCAAAGAAGATACACGCAGACTGTGCTTATGGGACCAATTTCCAAAGAAAAGAGAATACGAAAAATATGGAAAGGATGCTGTTACTTACGATCTTATTGGTCGTGTCCATCTGGACAGCCTTGAACTTTACAGGAAATATACCTATGAAGAACGACACAGTTATCGACTCGACGCCATTGCGGAATACGAACTAGGTGAAACTAAAACAGTCTACGAAGGTACGTTGGATCAATTATACAACAATGATTTTCGTAAGTTCATTGAATACAACAGACAAGACTGTGCGCTTCTTGACAAGCTAGATAAGAAGCTAAAGTTCATCGACCTTGCTAATACCGTTGCTCACGAGAACACTGTGTTGCTACAAACAACAATGGGTGCTGTTGCTGTAACTGAGCAGGCTATTGTAAATGAAGCTCACCACCGTGGACTAATTGTGCCTAGTCGTCCCAAGCGTGACGAGGATGCTACTAATCAGGCCGCTGGTGCTTATGTTGCCTATCCTAAAAAAGGATTACATGATTACATTGGGTCAATGGATATTAACTCACTGTACCCGTCTGTGATTCGTGCGTTAAACATGGGTCCGGAGACTATTGTTGGACAGTTGCGCCAAGACTATACTAAAGCAGAGATTGAAGCAAAGATTGCCAAAGGTAACAGTTTTGCGGCAGCATGGGAGGGTAAGTTCGGTGCCAACGAATACGACTTTGTCATGAACAAAGACCGTGCCAATGACATTGTTGTTGAATGGGAAACTGGTCAAATTGACGTTATGACCGGCGCACAGATCTATGAAATGATCTATGAAAGCAACAAGCCCTGGATGTTAAGTGCTAATGGTACAATCTTTACCTACGAGTTCGAAGGTGTTATTCCTGGATTGCTCAAGCGTTGGTATGCTGAACGTAAAGAGATGCAGGCCAAACTCCGCGATGCCATTAAAGCAGAAAATAAGATTGAAGAAGAATACTGGGACAAGCGACAACTAGTTAAGAAGATTAACTTGAACAGTTTGTATGGTGCTATTCTTAATATGGGATGCCGCTTCTTTGATAATCGTATTGGACAGTCAACTACGCTAACAGGTCGTGGCATTGCTAAACACATGGCTAGTAAGATCAACGAAGTTGTCACCGGAGAATACGATCACATTGGTAAAAGTATTATCTATGGTGACACTGACTCTGCTTACTTCAGTGCTTATAGTAGTTTGAAAAACGAAATTGCCAAAGGACAGATTCCTTGGAGCAAGGATACAGTGGTACAGTTATATGACACTATTGCTGAAGAAGTTAACAGTACTTTTCCGCAGTTTATGTTAGACGCACACCACTGTCCAAAGAGTCGTGGAGAAGTTATTAAGGCAGGTCGTGAGATTGTTGCTATCAAAGGCTTGTTCATTACCAAGAAACGTTATGCTGTATTGTATTATGACAAAGAAGGCAAGCGTAGTGACATTGACGGAAAGCCTGGTAAGATTAAGGCCATGGGCTTAGATCTTAAGCGTAGTGATACACCGGAATTTATGCAGAAATTCTTAGAAGAAATTCTAACAAAAGTGTTGAATAATGCTCAAGAAAAAGAGATTTTAGAACGAATTAGTGAATTTAGAACCGAGTTTAAGGCCAGACCTGGCTGGGAGAAAGGTTCGCCAAAACGTGCTAATAACATTGCCGAGTACGAAGCCAAAGAAACCAAGTCTGGTAAGACTAATATGCCCGGACATGTCCGTGCTAGTATTAATTGGAACACTCTACGTCGTATGAACGGTGACAAATACAGTCAACAAATTGTTGACGGTATGAAGGTTATTGTTTGTAAGATGAAGGCAAATCCTCTAGGCTTTACCAGTATTGCCTATCCAGTAGACGAACTTCGTTTACCAAAATGGTTCCAGGATCTGCCGTTTGATCACGCAGAGATGGAAGCAACAATTATCAATAATAAACTTGATAACCTCATCGGAGTTCTAGAGTGGGATCTAGAATCTACAACCGAAACAAATACATTTGGCAGTTTATTCGACTTTGAATAAAATATCTGTTGACATTTACCCTAAACCTAAATAAACTAATACAAAGGAAATTATCATGAAAGACATTCTACAAGACATCGTTGCCCACACAAACAAATTAGGCTTCCTAAACATTGTTAAGGTAACAGGCACCGAAGACAAAACTCTAATCGACTCAATGGCAGATGACCGTTCAGTTATTATGTATGCTGAGACAACAAATCCGCATCCAGACATGATCGGTACATTTGGTATGCCACAATTGGAAAAATTGCGTTACTTACTAGACGGTAAGGAATACCAAGAAGATGCTAAGATTGAAGTTGTTACAGGTCAACGTAACGGTGAAGAAATTCCAGTCGGCCTACACTTTGAAAACAAAGACGGCGACTTTAAGAACGACTATCGCTTTATGAACCAAGAGATCATCAACGAGAAACTTAAGACAGTTAAGTTCCGTGGTGTTAAGTGGGACGTAGAAGTTGAGCCAACTATGAGTGCTGTACAACGCTTTCAATTCCAAGCAGGTGCTAACACAGAGCACACAACATTCGTGGCTAAGACAGACAGCGGTAACTTAAAGTTTACATTCGGTGACCAAAGCAGTCACGGTGGTGAGTTTATTTTTGCCACAGGTGTTACAGGTAACTTAACCAAAGGTTGGACATGGCCTGTTACCAGCGTTTTAAGTATTCTTAAAATTGCCGATGCCAACAATGCTAAAATTAGTTTCAGCAATGAAGGCGCTATGCAGATTACTTTAGACAGCGGCATTGCTACTTACAAATATATTATTCCAGCACAGGCATGATAAAAGACGTTATGGCCGGCGGACCTTTTGTACAAGTAACGGGAGGGGGTAATTACACTCCCTACGTTAATATGAGCAATCCCAGTGCTGGTATGACCCGATTCAATGGCAACACACAAAATATCGAAGTCTACGACGGTTCTAGCTGGATGACGTTATCTTCTAATGTTGCCAGCGTGAGTCTAACTGGAGAAGCTCAAGGTATCTTAATGTGGGCAAAACAGAAGATGGAGGATGAGATTATGCTTGAAAAGCTAGCCCGAGAACATCCTGCCATCAATCTTGCTTTGGACAATGTAAAGAAGGCCAAGACACAATTAGATGCTATAATAATATTAAGTAAAGAACATGACCAAACAACAAGTTAACCTAACCCCATTACAGAAAGACTATGCTGTCTATTTGCCAG